ATCAGGTTGGACTACTGTTGGTAGCGGAGGCGCAGGCGGAAGCGCAGCCGCAGCAGTGGGCTATTCATTAATATTCGGAGGATAACATGGCAGCACCAAACATAATCGGCGCAACAATAATCAATGGTAAAACAGCGGGAGCAAACTTAACAACTATAACTGCAACTTCTATACTAAACAATGCCGCTAGTTCTGGCAAATGTTTAAAGATAAATGTATTGAACGTTTCAAATTACACTTCAACGTCTGCAAATGTAACAATAAGTTATTATTCTGCAGCTAGCTTGAGTGGCAATGCATTTAATATTGTTGGCCGGACAACGGTTCCTGGAAACAGTACATTAAATGTTATAGATAAAAGCAGTCAATATTACTTGGAAGAAAATACAAGTTTAGGGGCAACTGCAGATACTGGAAATGTTCTTCACGTAACTTGCAGTTATGAGGATATAAGCTAATATGAAAAGAAGGTATTATGGAGGACTAATATCTGCCACCAAAACGGTAGTTAATACTTCATCCGCTTCTGGAATATTCAATCCTACTCAACAAATGCAGGCAAAACGAGCAGGCAATTGGCCTACGCCTGCAGCACCTCCTATCCCATACAATCTTTGGTCTTGGGGGCAAAATTCATATGGTAACCTTGGCTTAGGTAATACTAACCTTTATTCCTCACCTAAACAAGTTGGATCTTTAACCAATTGGAAAACTATAGCAGCCGGAGGACACTCAGGATATTCTATTAAAACTGACGGAACATTTTGGGCCTGGGGAAGAAATGGGTATGGTCGTTTGGGTCTTGGTAATACCACACCAGTTTCTAGTCCAACGCAAGTAGGTGCATTAGCTAATTGGGAAAGTGTTAGCGCAGGTTTACAATGCTTTATTGCAGTTAAAACCGATGGCACGATGTGGAGTTGTGGTGCTAATAACGCCGGAGTACTGGGTCTAGGTAATAGTACTTATTATTCTTCTCCTAAACAAATTGGCGCTTTAACCAATTGGAAAACTACTTCAGTTGTTCAATTTCATTGTTTGGCAGTTAAAACCGATGGTACATTGTGGAGTTGGGGATCTGCTAATGACGGTCAATTGGGTTTAGGTAATACTACAGCATATTCGAGTCCAAAACAGATTGGTGCTCTAACCACTTGGCTAAAGATTTCTGCAGGTTATAATACAAGTTTTGCAATTAAAACAGATGGTACGTTGTATGCCTGGGGGACTAATGGAAGTGGTTTTCAGGGCAGATTAGGATTTGGGGATACTGTAAAAAGATCTGAGCCAACACAAGTTGGCTCAGGCACAAATTGGGCGTCGGTTGCTGCTAACCGCAACCACAATGCAGCAACTAAAACTGATGGTACATTATGGACTATTGGCCAGAATTCATATGGAGAACTGGGAAATAACGGAACTTCGAGTACATACGTTTGGAACCAAGTTGGAGCTTTAACTAATTGGTTAAAAGTTTCTGCAGGTAATTATTTCACCACCGCAATTAAAACAAATGGTACATTATGGGCATGGGGAAGTGATCAGGGTGGAGTCCTGGCACAAGGCTATATTTTTAATAATACTAGTCCAAATCAAGTTGGATCGTTGACTACCTGGATAGATGTTGTTGCAGGAAATTCCCATCGATTCGTGTTGGCTACTAAGCAATAAATAACAATATAAATTAATATGGTTAAAAAGTATTACGGCGGATTAATATCTGCAACACCCACAGTAGTTAATACTTCATCTGCTTCTGGAATTTTTAATCCTGCAGATCAAATGCAGGCAAAACGAGCAGGCATTTGGCCTGCGCCTCCGGTAGTATATAAAATATATTCATGGGGGAGCGGTAGCAGTGGTCAAATAGGTATAGGCAATACGACAAATTATTCAAGTCCAAAACAAGTTGGGTCTTTGAATTGGTCTGTTGTAGGTGCAGGATACTCAAATAGTCAAGCAATTAAAACCGACGGCACCTTATGGGCATGGGGTGAAAATTATCAAGGCGTATTGGGCTTAGGTGATACTACAAATAGATCTAGTCCAGTGCAGATTGGTGCATTAACCACTTGGTCTCGTGTTAGTTCAGGCTTCGGTTGCAGCATGGCCATCAAAACAGATGGTACTATTTGGTCGTGGGGTAAAAATAACTTAGGTCAGCTTGGTTTAGGTAATACTACAAATATATCTAGTCCAGTACAAATTGGGGCATTAACAAATTGGTCAAGTGTTTCCTCCGGTGTTGATCACTCCATAGCCATTAAAACAGATGGTACTATGTGGTCATGGGGCGCGAACCATCATGGCAAATTAGGACTAGGCGATACTGCGCATAGATCTAGTCCAGTACAGATTGGTGCATTAACAACTTGGGCACGTGGTAGTTGCGGGGGACAATCCAATTTTTCGATTGCTATTAAAACTGATGGTACTATGTGGAGCTGGGGAAATAATGGTTATGGTCAATTAGGTCTAAGTAATATTACATACTTTTCAAGCCCAGTACAAATTGGGGCATTAACAAATTGGTCAAAAATTCGTGCGATGTATAATAGCTGCGCGGCAATTAAAACTGATGGTACATTGTGGACATGGGGTAGAGGATCATCTGGACAATTGGGTTTAGGTAATACCACAAGTTATTCTAGTCCAAAACAAGTTGGTGCATTAACAACTTGGTCAAATGCTGGGACTGGAGCTTTGAACACTCAGTGCATAATAACTAAAACCGACGGTACATTGTGGTCTTGGGGAGATAACTTTAACGGTAAACTTGGTCTTGGAGATACTTTTGGTAGAAGTGAGCCAAACCAGGTCGGATCCTTAACAAATTGGCTTACTGTAGCTACTGGATACAGCCATAGTATAGGATTAGGATGATAAATAATATATAATTAAATTATAACGGGAATATTTTAGTATGGCATTAATTAAAACAATGACGGTTGATGAATTTTATAATGTAGAAAGCGCAACCAATTTACATAATGTGGTTAGAGGTTTAAACTTTCAATCAACTGAGTTTGGTAAAGAAATATTAAATTTCAATCACATCCCTGCAGACGCAGATAAACTATTCTCAACCGTACTTGGTAAAGATGTTACAGTTGATAGAGAAAAGTCGGGCGTGTTTCGATTCCCCGAATTACTGATACACTTCGAAGGATTTGATTCTTTAAAGGAATGGTTACTTGTAGTCGCAATAGATCAATCTACATTTAACATCTTTGAACACAAATCCGGCGCATTAACTGCATTAGACGGATACCAACACAATTATAGAAATTTATTTGAATGGGATCTAATGGTTAACCATCAGTTGAAACCGGGGCAAGCTGTATTTTTCAGGCCTTGGTTATTCCATTCATTTGATAGTGGAATTGTGCAAATTTTTAGATTAATAGAAAAGTAAATTATTGGAAATATTATGAAATTAAATATTGGAGCAGGTGATAAACAATATGATGGATTTTTAAATTGTGATTACGATGATAATTGTAATCCTGATTTTAAATTTGATCTCGAAAACGACACATGGCCGTTTGAAGATAACTCCGTAGAAGAAGTAATTGCGCATCATGTGTTAGAGCACATGGGCGAAGGGTATTTTCACGCAATCAAAGAACTATATCGTGTTTGTAAGCATGATGCTATAATTGATATTGTAGTACCACATCATAGACATGAATATTTTGCAAATGATCCAACACATCGTAGACCAATAACTGCTGAAGGATTAGGGCTTTTTAGTAAAAAATACAATGATCTATGCAAACAACGAGGAGAATCTGCTTCTAGATTGGCGCATTATTACAATGTAGACTTTGAGCTTGCAGAAGTGGAAAATATTCCTGATCAAAGATATTATAAAATATTCAACGGCAGACCCGAAGAAGAAGTTGAAAGATATGTGCAAGAACACAATAACATTATCATGGAAGTTAATATTAAATTGAAGGTAATTAAAGAATGAATAAATTGAATCTATTAGTAGTATTGCAGACACATTCCGTAAAAAGCAGAGATACTACAAAACAAAGATACTGCGGTACAGACAAAGCTGAAATTATGCGCAGATGCGTTACAAGTCTTGTTGAATCGATTAACTATGCATCTGATCTATTACCGCACGTTGATATTTCCCTGCAAGTATTTGACGATCATTCGGATGAGGCTTCATTCGATAAACTAATAAGTATTGCATCTAAATGCAATGTACCATATAACATTACGCAATTGGAAACAAGAGGCATTATGCCCTCAATTCTTAGATGTTACGAACACGGCAAACAATTTGGTAAAGACCTAGTATACTTTGTTCAAGATGATTACCTATATGAAATAAACGCAATTCGTGATATGGTCAACACCTGGGTAGATGCCAGCACCAGATTAAATAAACCTGTTAGTATTTTCCCATTCAATGATCCCTATCATTACATTCCGGTAAATACACAAATTCCCTCATACGTAGTACAATCTTCAGGTAGACATTGGAGAACAAACATCTTGACTTCAAGTTGTTTTATGACGCACATTAGCATTATAAAAAACGAATGGGATTTGTTTTATAAAATGGGAACAAGTAAAGTATCCCCAACAATGGAAGATGAATCCATTAATCAGTTGTTTAAAACACGCGGATATTTTTTGCTTATACCGATTCCAAGTCTTGCACTACATATGCAATTCGATACCGAAAAGGATCCATTTATAAATTGGAGAGAATGGTGGGATAAGTATTGACAAAATATCTTAAATCCGATAAAATATTAGTATATACCACAATAATTAGGTGATTTTATGAATAAACAACTACATTTTCTTGCAGGCATTCCCCGCTCTGGTTCTACAGTTCTGGCAGCCATTTTAAATCAAAATCCAATGACCCATGTTAGTACAACATCTGGGTTGGTCCATGCCTTAGATGGCTTGGCAAATACTTGGCATAGTGCTGGGTTATTAAATGAGAACGATGCGGATCGTTCTAAATTGGCGGCAACAATGCGAGGGACTATTGATGCGTTTTACTCAGATGTAGACAAGCCCGTTGTTATAGATAAATCTCGCGGATGGCCTATTCCACAAATTATGGCAGCCATGTCTGCGGTTCTTGAAAGAAGACCTAAAGTTATTGCAACGGTTCGTTCCGTGCCCGATTGTGCTGCATCTTTTGTTCGTGTGGCAAAACCCACAGACTTAGATCAACTTATCTATTCAGGTCAGTTAATGGATCACTTGAAGGCAGCTTATATCTCATTGCAAGAAGGGTATAAATTTGCCCCAGAAAATTTCCTGTTTGTTGAGTATGAGGATTTAGTTAAAGATCCCAAGAAAGAACTAAAACGTATTCATGAGTTCTTGGGTCTACCAGATTTTAATTATGACTTTGGGAATATTGATGGTTCTACAGTATCAGAAGACGATGAGAACATTCACGGGTATGCAGGTATGCATGATATTAAACCTGTACTACAGCGTCAGCATAATCAAGACCCGAGAGAATTATTAAAGCATCATTATCCCACATTCTGTCAGGGTGAGTTCTGGTTAAAAACTCCAAGAACAGTACAAGAAAAACACGATCTTGATTTTCAACTCGAAGCAAGTACCCGAGGAGACTTCGATGAAGGTTGGAGACTTTCTCAAAAAATAGAAGCAGCTGAACCACTTAACCATAGAGCAGCTTATAACAGAGGTTGGTATTATTTGCGTCAAGGTGAAATCCAAAAAGGTTATAGCCTAATGGATCGTGGTCGGATTGTTGGTGTGTTTGGAAACAGTAGACCAGATACACCTATGCCTATGTGGGATGGAAAAACAAAAGGTATCGTAATGCTATACCTTGAAGGTGGATTGGGAGATCAAATACACCAAGTTCGTTATGCAAAAGTTATTGCAGATCGAGGATGTAAAGTCATGGTATGTTGTACTGGTATGTTGGCATCTTTGTTTATAGATGTTGAGGGTGTATCCGCAGTTGTGCAACACGAATCAATCTATGGAGTATATCATGATTTCTGGGTAGCAGGTATGTCTGCAGCTGTTCCGTTGGGATTAGAACTTGACGACATATCCGGCGCACCTTACATTAGAAAGCCATTCTCAATCAAAGGCAAAAAGATGCGTATTGGATTGAGATGGCAAGGCAACCCACAATTTGAGCATGAGCATCATAAGAAGTTCCCATCAGAATTAATGTTTGAGGCACTTCGAGGTATCAATGCAGAGTTTATTAGCTTGCAAAGAGATGAGGGCGAAGATGAATGTCCATTCTGGGTTAGAAAAGTTCCATTAAATACATGGGAAGATACTCGTAAAGCAGTTGCCGAATGTGATCTGGTAATTAGTTCATGCACATCTGTCAGTCACCTTGCTGGTGCTATGGGTGTTGATACCTGGGTTGTTACTCCAATTATGCCATACTTCTTATATGCATTAGATGGAGATCGTACTCCCTATTATGATTGCTTTACCTTGATGCGCCAAGAAAAATACGGAGATTGGGAAGCACCTTTTGTGAAAGTTAGAGAAAAACTTTTGGGAATGAATATACAATGATATACTTTTTAAGCGGCTTACCTAGATCAGGTTCAACATTGCTTGGATCAATTTTAAATCAAAATCCAGAGGTATATGTTTCCCCCACAAGTCCTTTATTGGATTTGTTATGCCTGCAAAATGAGGCACTCAATAGAGTTACTCAGCAATATACCTTTGATGTTGAAAATCAATCTGCATCCATATACACTGCGTTACCCAAAGCATATTATGAGAGCATAAAGAAGCCTCATATTATAGACAAGCACAGAGCTTGGGCAAGGAATGTTATGCCAGCAAAGCTACACATTTCTGAAAACCCCAAGGTCATTTGTACCAACAGACCGGTTGCGGAAGTTGTCACAAGTTTCATCAAGCTACTTAATAAAGATCCAAACAATTTTATTGATGCAGCATTGAAAAAAAAGCGCAAGCCGATAAATACAAACACAAGAGCAATGGAACTGTGGGAATCCTATATTAGAGATCCGTGGGAAAGTTTACAGATAGGCATGAAAAATTATAAAGAAAATTTATATTTTGTGCAGTATGATGATCTAGTACAAACACCTCAAGACACAATTAATAAGATATACGATTTCTTGGAAATAAATAGATATGACCACAAGTTCGATAGTATCACAAATACTTGCGGTGAAGCCAAAGATACTGCATGGGGATTGAAAGATCTGCATACAATCAGAGGTAAATTAGAAAAGACCAGTGATTCTGCACAAGAAGTACTTGGTGAGAGTTTATGTAAATATTTTTCACAGTTTGATATTAAAAATGGAATTTGATAAAAAAGTAATAGTTATAGATGATTTTTATTCCGATCCTTATATGATGCGGGATATGGCATTGAACGCGGAGTATGAGCCAGAAGGCCTGACACCCAACTATCCAGGGCTAAACACCACGAGATCGTATTGGGATACAACCATTACAAAAATGTTATGTAAAGCAACTGGCGAAACCGTAAAGCCTGCAAAGCCTTCAGCCAACGGATATTTCAGACATACTAGAGAAAAAGACATTGCAAAACAAATTGTGCATTTTGATCCAACCCCCGGGCAAACATGGGCAGGAGTAGTTTATTTAAGTCTGCCCGAGCATTATGAAGGTAGAGATGCCGGGACAAAAATTGTTTCCCATAAAAGAACCGGTATGACTATTGCCCCTAAAGATTACACCGAAAGTGACGCAATTGGAGTAAAAACATTTGAAGATATGCGAAATTTCTTTGAAACTGAGGGTATAAATACTGATTTATGGAAAACCGAATTGAATGTAGACATTAAGTTTAATCGGGCAGTGCTGTTCAGGCCCTGGTTATGGCACCATATGGGCCAACATTTTGGAACAGACGTTAACAACAGTAGATTGACACACCTTATATTCCTACAACCGGGTTAAACCGAAAATTTGGAATATCTTATATTATAAATATAACAGACACCCATTTAACATTAGGAGATTAAAAATGGCATTATTTGTACAAGTATTAGACGGCGAAGTTAAACAAGTTTGGGACTCTGCACCACCCGAAGGCCAAGAAGGCTGGAGAAATGCAGTAGAAGTTCGTGCTGAACTAGTTGCACATCGTCAACAGTTTGCGGCTCACCGCTATGATCTAAACGTAGATCCAGTTCAAATCATCTGGGATGCAGTAGATATCACAGTTGAAGATCGTAAAAACAGCATGATTTCTAATGCTAATTTTGCGGTTGCTCGCATGAATATGCAAAATGAGATGACACCTGGAACTCATACCGCAGAAGCAATTGCTGCAGCACAAGCTACAGCAGACTCTAAAGTTGCAGCAGTTACCGCCGCAACAACACACGACGAATTAGACGCGTTAGTTTAATTTAAAAGAAGAGGTGTAATATGGCCCTGACCATCTCCGGTTTTACTATAACCGGTAATCTTAATGCGGTGCATATTCCACCTCCTCCTCCACCAATATATTACCTATGGAGTTTTGGCAGAAACAATGCCGGTCAATTAGGGTTAGGCAATACTACAAATGTAGCTAGTCCAACACAAGTCGGCGCATTAACTACTTGGTTAAATATTGCGGCGGGCTATCACAGTTTATCGACTAAAACAGATGGTACCATGTGGGCATGGGGTCTCAATGGCGATGGTCAATTAGGCCTTGGCAATACTACAAATACATCTAGTCCAGTACAGGTTGGTGCATTAACTACTTGGTTAAATGTTAGTGCAGGTAGGTATCACAGCATGGCCGTTAAAACAGATGGCACCTTGTGGTCATGGGGTAAAAATAATTATGGTCAATTGGGTTTAGGCAATACCACAAGTGTATCTAGTCCAGTACAAATTGGTGCAGGCACCACTTGGGCAAGTGTTTCTGCAGGTTCGGGAAGTTGGACCGCTGCAATTAAAACAGATGGTACCATATGGTCTTGGGGTAGAAATGATACTTTTGGTGCACTAGGCTTAGGTAATGTTACAAATGTATCTAGCCCAGTACAAATTGGCGCATTAACCAATTGGTTAAGAGTTTCTGGGGGTTCTTATCACGGTATTGCAGTTAAAACAGATGGTACCATATGGACTTGGGGTAGAAATGCTTATGGCATGTTGGGACTAGGCAATACTACAGATTATTCTAGTCCAACACAAGTTGGTGCAGGTACTACTTGGGCAAGTATTGCTGGAGGTAGTAGTCACTGCGTGGCCATTAAAACAGATGGCACCATGTGGTCATGGGGTGATAATAGTAACACTGGCGCCGGTAGATTGGGATTAGGTGATCAAGAACGTAGATCTAGTCCAACCCAAATTGGCGCGTTAACCAATTGGTTAAAGATTTCCGCGGGTAGATATCATAATTTGGCAATTAAAACTAACAGTACCTTGTGGTCTTGGGGCAGGAATTCATATGGTGAAGTAGGTGATGGCACTACTACTACACCGGTAGTTAGTCCGATTCAAGTGGGTTCATTGACTAATTGGTCAAGTGTTGCCGCAGGTCAACGATGGTCTTTAGCCATCAGTAGCTAAAAATTAAAAGAACAAAATGGCACTAACAATTTCAGGCGTAAGAATAAACGGAGCATTGACTGCGGTGCATATTCCAACACCGCCGGTGACTCCTACTATAGAATACCTTGTAGTCGCGGGCGGTGCAGGTGGTGGATCAGCTGATAACCAGCGGGGCGGTGGTGGCGGTGGTGGCGCCGGCGGATTATTAACAGGAACAGCCTTGTTAGTTAGTAGCTCTACACTTACTATTACAGTAGGTGCCGGCGGCACTGCTACAGGAAATAACAACGGACTAAATGGCGGTGTTGGGGCAAATTCATCAATAAGCGGAACTGCAACAGCAATCGGCGGTGGTGCAGGTAATGCCGCCGGCGGCAGCATAGGTTCTATAAATAACGGTGGATCGGGTGGTGGTCAAGGTGGTAGACTAGCAAGTGGCGGCGGTTCTGGAACTGCTGGACCACCAAGACAAGGCTATAATGGCGGAGCTGGTGGTGGCCAAGAAACTGGTGGCGGTGGCGGTGGTGGTGGCGCTGGCGCAGTTGGAGCAGCAGCCACCACCACCGCCGGCGGTTTTGGTGGAGCAGGTATAAACTCCTCTATATCCGGTACAAGTGTTGGATATGCCGGAGGCGGATCCGGTGGCGTTGGTGGCGGATCCGATATCACAGCTAGTATAGGATACGGCGGCGGTGCCGGTAATGCTGCCGGCAATGTAAATACCGGCGGTGGCGGCGGCGGTAATCAAGTAGGCAACGGTAGCGGTTCCGGAGCTGGTGGTTCCGGTATAGTTATACTTCGTTACGAAGATATTAATCCGGCCGCATCAAATACAACAGGATCTCCCAACGTAATAGTATCCGGCGGATATAGAATATATAAATGGACCAGTTCTGGTTCAATAACATTTTAATAAATTGTAAAAGATAATAAGAAAACAAAATGGATCTAATCGGAATAACTATATTAGGCGGAGTCAATATTCAGCCTCCTCCACCACCACCAGAATTTTACTTATGGTCATGGGGCGGTAATAGCTCTGGTCGATTGGGGTTAGGCGATACCACAAATAGATCTAGTCCAGTACAAATTGGTGCTTTAACTACTTGGTTAAGTGTTGCCGCAGGAGGTTATCATGGCATGGCTATCAAAGCCGATGGTAGTCTATGGTCTTGGGGTATAAACAATGTTGGTCAATTGGGTGTAGGTAATACTACAAACTATTCAAGTCCCAAACAAGTAGGTGCACTAACAACTTGGTCACGAGTTTCTGGAGGTAGAAATCACACCATGGCAGTTAAAACGGATGGTACCATGTGGGCATGGGGTGGTAATAGCTACGGGCAATTAGGTGTAGGTAATACTTCACCATATTCAAGTCCAAAACAAGTAGGTGCACTAACAACTTGGTTGAATGTTTCTGCAGGTAGGTACTTTACCCTTGCCGGCAAAACTGATGGTACGTTGTGGTCGATAGGCTCTGGTGGAGGCGAAGCAACGCAAGGTAGAGCCGGTTCTAGTCCAGTACAAGTTGGTACAGATACCAATTGGTCAACATTTGCAATTTCGTGGTATCACGCCGTGGCAGTTAAAACAAATGGTACCTTGTGGACATGGGGTAGCGGTCAAAATAACAGATTGGGATTAGGTAATACCTCTAACGCAGTTAACCCAACACAGATCGGTGCCTTAACTACTTGGTCAAAGGTTGCTGTTCATTCTGCTGGCAGTGTTGCAATCAAAACAGATGGTACCATGTGGTCATGGGGTAACAATGATGAAGGACAATTGGGTTTAGGTGATGCTACAGACAGATCTAATCCAGTACAAATTGGCGCTTTAACAACTTGGTCAAATGTTACTGCAGGTCCTCGACATGTATTGGCTATTAAAACAGATGGCACATTATGGGGACATGGCGGTAACGGAAATGGTCAAGTAGGCGACAGCACTACTACCAATAGATCTAGTCCAGTACAGATTGGCGCATTAACAAAATGGTTAAGTGTTGCTGCAGGTAGTTATTTTAGCCATGCCATCAGTAATTAATAAAAAGAATAAAAAAAAATGCCATTAATTTTTTCGGGTATAACCACAAAAGGTAGTTTCGACATGGTGTATACTCCACCTCCACCTCCCGAACCAACATCTTATCTATGGTCGTGGGGTAGTGGAAGCGACGGTCGACTAGGTTTAGGTAATACTACAAGTTATTCAAGTCCAAAACAAATTGGTTCGCTAGGCTCTTGGTTGAATATTGCTGCCGGGTATAATCACGGCATGGCCCTCAAAACAGATGGTACCTTATGGTCATGGGGTTACAATGATACGGGGCAGTTAGGTTTGGGGGATCTTACAGATAGATCTAGTCCAGTACAGATTGGCGCAGGAACCAATTGGGCAACAATTGAAGGAAGTTTCTTCTACAACATAGCCATTAAAACAGATGGTACCATGTGGTCATGGGGTTATAATAATAGCGGTCGATTGGGGTTAGGCAATACTACAAGTATATCTAGTCCAGTACAAATTGGTGCATTAACTACTTGGTCAAAGATTAATGCAGGTGGTCAGCATACCATGGCCATTAAAACAGATGGTACCATGTGGGCATGGGGAGTTAATCAACACGGTTCACTGGGGCTAGGCGATACCTCAAATAGATCTAGTCCAGTACAAATTGGTTCATTAACTACTTGGTTAAATATTGCTGGAGGGTATAGGGCCAGTATGGCCGTCAAAACAGATGGTACGTTATGGTCATGGGGGATGAATGCTTTTGGTCAGTTAGGATTAAATAATTATACATATTATTCTAGCCCAAAACAGGTAGGGGGTCTAACCAATTGGTTAAGTGTTGCTGGGGGTAAATATGCTCACAGCGTGGCCCTGAAAAATAATGGCACCTTGTGGGGATGGGGTCGCAATTATATAGGAATGTTAGGTTTAGGTGGTACCACTCAATATATAAGCCCAGTTCAAGTTGGTGCTTTAACCAATTGGTCAAGTATTGATGCCGGTAGAAGTCACAGCGTGGCCATTAAAACAGATGGTACCATGTGGGCTTGGGGTGGAAATGGATCCGGTCGATTGGGGTTAGGTGATACCACAAATAGATCAAGCCCAACACAGATTGGTTCATCAACTAATTGGTCAAAGATTGATGCAGTTGGTACGTTCACTTTGGCTATTAGCTATTAATAAAAAGAGAACAAAATGGCATTTACTATTTCAGGTATCGGCAATTATTCGGGTATATCATTTACCACTACTCAACCACCACCACCTCCGATATATTATCTTTGGTCATGGGGTCAAGGTATTAGTGGTCGATTGGGGTTAGGTAATACTACAGATTATTCTTCTCCAAAACAGATTGGTGCATTGACCACTTGGTCAAGTATTGCTGCAGCAGAAGGTTGGGCAATGGCTCTAAAAACAGATGGCACAATGTGGTCTTGGGGCAGAAATTATGCAGGTCAATTAGGCTTAGGTAATACTACATATTATTCTTCTCCAAAACAGATTGGAGCTTTAACTACTTGGGCAAATATTAGTACAGGGAAAGCGTCTAATATGTTTGCTATAAAAACCAATGGTACCTTATGGGCGTGGGGTGGTAATTATGGTTACAAGTTAGGATTGGGCAATACTACATCATATTCTAGTCCAGTACAAGTAGGTTCCTTAACTGATTGGGCAATTATAATTTCACTTGCTGGAAACGGTGCTGCAGCAATTAAAACCAATGGTACTATGTGGTCATGGGGACAAGGGTCTAACGGGCAATTGGGATTGGGTAATACTACAAATACATCTAGCCCACAACAAATTGGCGCTTTAACCACTTGGTCAAATATTACTAATATTAGATTTGGTGCCCTCGCAACTAAAACAGATGGAACTTTATGGACATGGGGCGCTAATGGTTACGGCGAACTTGGATTGGGCGATACTACAAATAGATCTAGTCCTGTACAGATTGGCGCATTAACTACTTGGCAAAGTGTTTCCGCTGGGTATTATCACGGCCTGGCTGTAAAAACAGATGGTACTTTATGGTCTTGGGGAAGAAATGCAGTAGGCTCATTGGGGTTAGGAGATACTACAAATAGATCTAGTCCAGTACAAGTTGGTGCATTAACTACTTGGTTAAATATTTCAGGGGGTGTTGAACACAATCTGGCCATTAAAACAGATGGTACCATGTGGTCATGGGGCGATAATCAATCTGGTCGATTGGGTATAGGCGATATCACAAATAGATCTAGTCCAGTGCAGATTGGATCATTAACAAATTGGGCAAATGTTTCTGCAGGTGGTTCTTTCAGCCTGGCTATCGGATAAAAAGAAAAACAAAATGGCATTTACCTTTTCAGGTTTTTCAACAAGGGGCGGGTTTAATCTAGTATGCCCAGCTCCGCCGCCACCTCCTCCGCAATACCTGTGGTCATGGGGCAGAAATAATTCAGGTCAATTAGGATTAGGCAATACTACCGATAGATCTAGTCCTGTACAAGTTGGGGCTTTAACTAATTGGTTAAATATTGCTGCTGGTCAATATCATAACTTGGCCATTAAAACAGATGGTACACTATGGTCTTGGGGATCGGGTAGCCTTGGTCAATTAGGTTTAGGTAATACCACAAATTATTCAAATCCAGTACAAATTGGTGCATTAACTACCTGGGCAAAAATTGGTGCAGGTGGTCAACACAATCTGGCGCTCAAAACAGATGGTACTATGTGGGTATGGGGTAACGGGTCCGCCGGGCGATTAGGCCTAGGTAATACTACATCTGTATCTAGTCCAGTACAGGTTGGTGCATTAAACACATGGTCAAATATTGTTGCTGGTCAATATCATAACTTGGCCATTAAAACAGATGGTACCATGTGGGTATGGGGTATTGGGGGTAAAGGGCAATTAGGCCTAGGTAATACGACATACTATTCTAGTCCAAAACAAGTTGGATCTTTAACTAATTGGTTAAATATTGCTGCAGGTTATGAGCACACATCGGCAATTAAAACAGATGGAACCATGTGGTTATGGGGTAAAAATAATTTTGGGCAATTGGGGGTAGGTAATACGACATACTATTCTAGTCCAAAACAAGTTGGATCTTTAACTAATTGGTTAAATATTGCTGCTGGTCAATATCATAACTTGGCCATTAAAACAGATGGTACCATGTGGGTATGGGGTAGAAATTATGCGGGGCGATTGGGTTTAGGCGATACCGCAAATAGATCTAGTCCAACACAAATTGGCGCGTTAACCACTTGGTCAAGTGTTGATGCCGGTGAATATCACAACCTATCCATCAAAACAGACGGTACCATGTGGTCATGGGGTTTTAATAATACGGGTCAATTGGGTTTAGGAAATACTACAGATAGATCTAGTCCGGTGCAAATTGGGGCTTTAACTAATTGGTCAAGTGTTGCCGCAGGTTATTTTCACAGCATGGCCATCAGTAACTAAAAATTAAAAAAAAGAAAAGAACAAAAAATGGCAGTTACATTTTCAGGCGGCGGATACGCAGGGGTAACAATTAACATAATTCAACCCACTCCTCCGGGGTATTACCTTTGGAGTTGGGGTGATGGTGGATATGGTGCACTAGGTGACGGAACTACAATTGATAAATCTACCCCAGTGCAAATTGGCGCATTGTCTAATTGGTTAAGAGTTGCTGCCGGAGGTTATCATAAAATATCGGTTAAAACCGATGGTACATTATGGACATGGGGATACGGTGTATCTGGAATATTGGGGCTGGGTAATACTACAACTTATTCAAGTCCAAAACAAGTTGGTGCATTAACTAATTGGGCCGGCAATGCTGATAGTTTTGACGGTGGAGGTTATCACACTGCCGCAGTTAAAACAGACGGAACATTGTGGGCATGGGGAAATAATTATAAAGGTGCATTGGGATTAGGAGATGAATCAAATAGAGACAGCCCAGTACAGGTAGGTTCCCTTACAAATTGGTTAAAAGTTTCAGCTGGCAATTATAGAACCGTTCATGCAATTAAAACCAATGGTACAATGTGGGGATGGGGTAAAAATACCTACGGACAATTAGGTCAAGGTAATACTACAGATAGATCTAGTCCAGTACAGATTGGTGCTTTAACAACTTGGTCAACAGTTTCTGCAGGTCCATATCATCTGGCCGCAATTAAAACAGACGGTACATTATGGACAACTGGAAGTAATTTTTATGGAGAACTCGGCCAAGGTGATACTACACATAGATCTAGCCCAGTACAGGTAGGTTCCCTTACAAATTGGTCTAAGGTTTCTGCTGGTAATTATTATCATATGGCCATTAAAACAGATGGTACCATGTGGTCATGGGGTTACGGTGCAGATGGACGATTAGGGTTAGGCAATACTACAGATAGATCTAGTCCAGTACAGGTTGGTGCATTAACTAATTGGGGAAACGTTTACTCGGGCTCGTATTTTACGTTGGCAATTAAAACAGATGGCACACTATGGTCTTGGGGTGATACATATCAAAGTACAGGTAATCTTGGGCTAGGAGATACTTTAGATAGATCTAGTCCAACACAAGTAGGTTCATTATCAGCTTGGACAAATGCCGCTGCCGGTACTTTTTATCACTCTGCAGCAATCGGTTACTATTAATTAAAAGAAAAACAAAATGGCATTTACTTTATCTGGCATAAGCGGAATAACCGGTCTTAACCTCACAACTACTCATCCCGCTCCTCCAGAATTTTACTTATGGTCATGGGGATACCAGAACTTTGGGCAACTTGGGCTAGGCGATACCGCAAGTAGATCTAGTCCGAATCAGGTTGGGGCATTGACTAATTGGAGTAGTACTGCTGGGCAATATCTTTACAGTCTAGCCCTTAAAACCGATGGTACCATGTGGACATGGGGTTACAACGATTCGGGACATTTAGGCCTAGGTAATACCACACGGTATTCTAGTCCTAAACAAATTGGTGCTCTAACTACATGGGCAAAGATATCCGCTAGATTTAATGGTGGTGTTGCTATTAACACAAACGGCGCATTGTGGGCTTGGGGCGGAAATGGTCAAGGATCATTAGGCTTAGGAGATACTAATAACAGATCCAGTCCAGTACAGATTGGTGCATTAACCAATTGGCTAAATATTTCTGGTGGAACATATCATTGCCTGGCCGTTAAAACAGATGGTACCTTATGGTCGTGGGGAAGCAATACTAACGGTCAGTTGGGCTTAGGAGATACTAATAACAGATCTAGTCCAGTACAAGTTGGTGCTCTAACAGCTTGGTTAAATGTTTCTGCATTATACTACAGCATGGCCATTAAAACAGATGGTACCATGTGGTCGTGGGGAACAAATGCACATGGTAGACTTGGTTTAGGAAATACTACAGCATATTCAAGCCCAAAACAAATTGGTGCTCTAACTAATTGGTCAACGATTAATGCAGGTTCAGAAAGCGGATATGCCATTAAAACCGATGGCACAATGTGGTCGTGGGGAAGAAATTATCAAGGTGCCCTTGGGGTAGGAGATACTACAAGTAGATCTAGTCCGGTTCAAATTGGTGCATTGACTACTTGGTCAAGTGTTAGTAGTAAAGGCTACACCGCCCACGCAATTAAAACAGATGGTACATTGTGGTCATGGGGTACCGGTGGCAATAGCACATTGGGTTTAGGTAATACTACAGCATATTCAAGCCCTAAACAAATTGGCGCACGCACTACGTGGATTAGTGTTACGAACACAGACTACGTGATCCTGGCAATCTCAAATTAAAAGAACAACAAAATGGCATTTACTTTTTCAGGCTTAAATTTCGTCGGCGACGTTAGCGCGCAAGCAGTCTTTCCAATTCCGCCAGTATATTACCTACAGGGATGGGGGTATAATGCCTACGGCGCAGTTGGTGACGGATCTACTATTGATAGATCTAGTCCTGTGCAGATTGGCGCACTAACCACATGGTCACAGATTGCCACAGGCGGTCAGTACAGCATGGCAACAAAAATTGATGGCACCTTGTGGACCTGGGGATATAATCAATTTGGGCAATTGGGCAATGGCGAACCAGTTGGCACATATCCATCTGGTAGAGTATCTAGCCCAGTACAAGTTGGTGCTTTAACTACTTGGTTGAGTATTGCTGCAGGCTATAGTCACAGCCTGGCCATTAAAACAGATGGTACCTTGTGGTCATGGGGCGGAAATTATGGCACTGGCATGGGGCAATTGGGGTTAGGTGATACCGCATTCAGATCAAGTCCAGTACAGATTGGTGCTTTAACCACATGGTCAAAAATTGCTGGCGGCTCTCTGCATACCATAGCCGTCAAAACAGATGGTACCATGTGGGCTTGGGGTAGTGGTGGCTCTGGCCGATTAGGCTTGGGTAATACCACAGATTATTCAAGTCCAAAACAAATTGGTGCACTAACAACTTGGTCAAAGATAGCCGCGGCGTCGTCCACCAGCGCGGCCATTAAAACAGACGGCACCTTATGGAGCTGGGGCTACAATTATTACGGCAATGTAGGTGACGGCACTACTATATATAGATCCAGTCCAGTACAAATTGGCGCATTGACTACGTGGTCAAGTATTGATGGTGGTGACGGTTATACCTTAGCAATAAAAACAGATGGAACGTTATGGTCATGGGGATATAATACTACTTACGGCAATTTAGGTGACGGCACTACTATCAGCAAATCTAGCCCAGTACAGGTTGGCGCACTAACAAATTGGTCAATGGTTTCCGCTGGTAATCTTACTAGTGCTGCAATCAAAACCGATGGTACATTATGGACATGGGGCGCAAATGGATCCGGCTCACTTGGTTTAGGCAATACTACACATAGATCCAGTCCAGTACAAGTTGGTTCGTCTACAACATGGTACAGTGTTGCAGCCGGAGCAAATATGCTATCTATTACAAATTAAAAATTTTAGTTTTTAACAGGCAATAAATAATAAACAATTTTAACATGGAGTGATTAAATTATGACACAGAGAATTTTAGTAATGGGTTTACCAGGTGCGGGCAAGACATATCTTTCCCAATATATTTTAGAATACCTGCAAAGAGAAAAGAAAACAGTTTCTTGGCTCAATGCTGATGATGTTCGTAAAAAATACAATGATTGGGATTTCAGTCGAGAAGGTCGTATTCGTCAAAGTTTGCGTATGCGAGAACTTGCTGATGGCATGACAACTGATTATGTTATTTGCGATTTCGTTGCACCTTTGGCCGAGATGCGAAACAATTTCAAAGCAGACTGGACTGTCTGGGTTGATACTATTGAAAAAGGCCGCTTTGAAGATACCAACAAGGCATTTGTGCCGCCAGATGTATATGACTTTAGAATAACAGAACAAAATGCAGAGAAGTGGGCAGAGTTTATTGTGGCTCACATTTATGATAACAGACGCAGACCAGTATTTGACTGGCAAAAAGAAACAGTACAGATGCTAGGTCGTTGGCAACCTTGGCACCCTGGACACCGAGCATTGTTCGAAAGATCAATTGCCAAGACCGGACAGGTTGTTATTCAGATCAGAGATTGCCAAGGTTGGAATGGTTCCAATCCCTTTGCTATCGAACAGGTTAAGAGCTACATTAGACGAGATCTTGATACATTATATCAGGGACAATATGAGATTCAGGTTGTTCCAAATATTGTAAACATTACATATGGTCGAGATGTTGGATATAAAATTGAACAAGAAGTGTTTGATGATGCCACACATTCAATCTCTGCCACAAAGATTCGTAAAGAATTGGGACTTAAATAATGTTTTACACGTTATAAATAACTAACAGACGCAATTGGTACCAGAATGGCAAAATCAAAATTATCAGAATTAACCGCAGCAACACAAGTTAACAAACCCGATGCAATGTATCTGGTTCAAAGCGGTGTAAGCAAACAAGTCACCACATCTATTTTATTTGCCGGGATTACTGATCCCACAATAAAAGGTAATATTGTACTTGGCGGAACTCCTCAGGATATGACTTCTGCCAGCACTGTTAACATAACCACTCCCATAACATACTTGGGAGTAGGTTCTTCTCAAAGTACTATAGCTATTCCCAACGGTGCCAATGGTCAAGTTAAAGTATTGTTAACAACATCCACTGCCAACGGTTCGTTTATTTTAAATACCAATGTTGCCAACAACGCAAACATTATTTTTAGCAATGTGGGTGATAGCGCAACATTATTGTATACCGACAACAAATGGTTTATGATAGGCGGGACTGCTCGGGTAGCATAACATGGCAAGATTTACTTTAAATAATGTTAGTTTTTCCGGAAGAATAACCTCCGGTGAGACGCCTCCGCCAGGAGCACCTGCACCCTCAGGTTTATACGTTTATTCTAGTCCAATAACAGTATCTTCAAGTAGGACAACTTCCGGTCCAAATGATACTACTCCTATTTCCGGACAAACTGCTGCAGAGATATATGGGTATTTTAATTCAACATCTCAAACCGGAGCATATGATGCAATGGTTGCTGCCACATATATTAAAATACCTTCCGCGGCTGGTTACATATATTTTACAATTCCAGAAACCGGTACCTGGCGTATAAAATCGCAAGGTGGATCCGGGGGACCGACTGATAAACCGTCTGTCGTAGGATCTGCGGTACAAGGAGATTTTACGTTAAACTCTGGAGATGTACTTTGGATAACAATAGGAGGCGCGGGCGCAAGTGGAAATTCGGGTAGCTTGGATTTTGCGGGCGGGGCTGGCGGAGGATTTACTGTTGTTGCAAAATCATCTAGCGGAAGTTCGACCTTTTCAGCTGGTGATATGACAGCATTATTAGTTGCAGCTGGCGGTCTAGGACAACGTGAAGGAAGATTTTCAACTCCTGCAACTGCTTCAAGCTCAGCAGATGGAACAGTCGGAACAGGATTCAATACTAATTGGAAAAATCAAAGTATAAATGGCACGGGAGCAGGGTATAACAACCAAACCACATATGGTGGGTTCGGTGGTGGAAATGGTACAGATGATTCGGTTGGTCCTGCAGGTGGATACGATAGTTTAAATACCAGCTCACCCAATTCTTATGTTAATCCAATCGCATCTAATATTGTGAGAGAAAATACTGGCACGTTGGTAACAACCTGGGCGCAGGGTGCAGTGCGATTAACTAAGTTATGATAATTGTTATACTCATGAATTTTAGAAAACAATAAAGATAGAATAATGTCGTTACAAATTACGTCATCGAATATAAGTATAACGGGCAAAGCTCAGTTAATGGGTGATCCCAATGAGATTGGTTTGCCTAGCATAACTGGTACTATTACTGCAAGTTCGCCTGCTTTATCTAATGTAGTTTTAAGTTATAGTGTTACAAATATCGACGGATATACTTTCTCCGAAGGGTTTGAAATATCTGCAACATCTAATACTGGGTCAAATGTAAGTATTGTAACAACTATTGCAAGCGCAACAATCACTATGGAGAATTTAACTCCAGCATCAACTTATACTTTTACTGTTTATTCATATAATAAATTAGGTAGATCAAAAACCGGAGTTGTGAGTAATCAAGTTACAACATTAAATCCAACTATACCTGCCGGCACAATTATTTTATACAATGGGTCCGATCCAAGCAATGCGTCATGGCCTAGATATTCCGCAGCAGATAATTTATATCTACAAGGTACAACTACGCAAGCAGAAATAGGAACAAGTACTTCCCCAGCTACAAATGTATCGTATACATTTTCATTGGGGCTAGCTGGGTCACATACACAAACATCTGGGTATGAATTTAATTCAAGTATAAATGCTGGGGCAATAACCGGTATAGCTGCTAATCCTGCAGGAGAACATAGTCATGATTTAACGATTGCCCCCGCAACTGTTACCAATGCCAGACCACATACCGGCAATGTTACATTGTTAAGAGCATCCAGTAATCAAACAACATTCCCATCCAATACAATACATATTAATTCTTCAAATAAAAATGGTTGGACCCAGAAACTTGGAACAACATATAACCGATATGTTCGCGGAGTTTCTACAGGGGTGGCAGAGGTGGCCGCAGTTCCTGCGAGCGTATCCGGGACAACGGGAACAAACGGTCAACACGATCACATACAGGGCGGAGTAAGAAGTTCTTCTAGTGCCGGATCGGGTGTAAATAATGTAGCTTCAGGAACAGGACAAAATCATAACCACGATGTAACATGCACATTTACCCCAGATTCAATAAAAGGTAAACTAATGAAAATGTGGGTGGCCGCAACTGCAGATCCTGCATTTGGAAGTACTATGGTTATGTATGACGGCACATTATCTGAATTGCCTTCTTATTGGAAATTGTGTGATGGCGCGAATAATACTGTCGACATGCGAGGATATTTTTTAGGATATTCCACATCAGCGTCGGACCAAGCGGTTGAGACTTCGAATACGCTTACTTTTTCATCAAGCGGAGCGTATGGGGATTGGGTTCACCAACATGCTACTGCGCAAGTAGTAGGTAGTGGAGTTAGAACAACCCAAACCGGCCATCAAAGTGTAGGCGTAAGTCATACGCACACAGTTACGGTTGCGGGTGGTACAGCAACACACGACCCCGGAACATATCGTGTTGCGTTTATTCAATTAGTATAACAAGGAAACATAATGTTACATAACTATGTCTCAATAGATTTTTATAATGGAACAGTATCTTGTAGATTCAATGGTACGGGTTATTTATTTTCTGCCCCATCTGTGTTTATAGAACACACAAATTTTCCATTTACAGATACTGTCCGTAGAGTTTCATATGAACCAGACAGAAACCTTTATGCGGTTGAAGAACTAAATGGTGTCGTTTCTTCCGGTTCAAGTTTGCCCGCAATTGTTTGGATCGCAGAACACTTGGCAAATATCGAACAGGCGGCTATTGCAGACTTGGCAATGAATACTGCAAGAGTTCCTGCATCTGCTCAACGAGAAATGTTGATATATAATACTGATTACATTTTACAAAGACATCAAGAAGAGACTTTGTTAAATATTTCCCATAAACTAACAGATCAACAATTCGCAGATGTATTGGCATACAGACAAGCACTTAGAGATCTAGATGTGAATGGTTATGTTGAGGGCACTACTAAAATTAAAACAATAAGTGATGTTACTTGGCCGACGAATCCACTAGAATAACACAGAATGGTTTTTGATTTGACTGAAGAAAGTTTTATTATGTATGCAATGAAACACTATGATAACCCCTACTGTAAAGGTATGGCAGAATTCTTAGATGACATTAAACGATTTAAATATATTAAACGTCTATTGGGCAAGTATCATAGTGATAAAGGCCTAAAAGAAAGATTGATAATTAATCATATCATTGTCATAAACAATTTGTTTGGAGTTGAGGCGGCAACAAAGATGTTGTTCTTTAAAACAGAAGAAAGATTCTGGCCTCAGTTAAAAACATTTTTGGTATTTTTAAATTATATGCCTGAAAAGGTTGTTATATCAAGCAGTCAAATTATTTTAGATGCCGATATTCCAATAGATTCAACCATAGCAAACGTATTAAGAAAAGTATAAAATGGGAAAATTTGTAGATTCCATTATCGCATATAGAATTTTAAAACTCTTGGTAACACCATTTGATCAAACAGATGCTTATAAATTAGGTATCATTGATGCAAAGGGCAAAGAGTTAAAAAGAATGCAGGATTTAAATTCTGTCAACGAAAGAGATGCATATACTTTATTGCATCGCTTAGTTTTTAGATTGAAGAAAATCATTGAAAAAGTGCCCATAGATAACAAAAAATTGTTGTCTTTAGCTGCAGCCTATGCTCTTATTAAAGAAAATTTGGATCAAAACATTGAGCCAATTGACCTAGAAACACAGTATATAAATAAATTAAACGAGGAATTACAATCTGAAATGATGATTGTTGAAGAATTCCTGTATGAGAAAAAGTTGTTTACATTTAAACAATTTAGTGAAGAAGGCGAAGGAATGGCGGCAGCAGCACCTGCAAACAATGCCGCAGTTACTTTAGGTATAAAGGGTTTGACCGGCGAACCACCTGTTAGCAAAAAAGCACAGAAACGTTGGACAAATAAAAACAGTATTATTAGGAGAAAATAATGGAAATATTTTTAGGGTTAGCTGCAATCGTTGCAATTTTATATTATGGCTACGTGAGATTTTTTAAGACTGGCACTACTGATTTGAAAGAAACAGCGGTTGTCGCGGATACTCCTGTTGCTGAAAAAGCACCTGAGCCTGTTGAGGAAAAAGCACCTGAGCCTGTAACAGTTGCAACCGTATTAGATATCAACAAAGATGGTAAAGTTGATTTAGACGACGCCAAAGAAGCAGTTGCACAAACTGTTGCTAAAGTTAAATCTTCTACTCCACGAGCCAAGAAGAAAAAATAATGGCTACTTCGCAAGAAAGAATCGGAGTCTTAGAGACCCGGGTTGAGGGTATCAATGAAAAAATGGATACTTTAAAAGCTGATGTTAAGGAGATGCACGACTGTTTGGATAAAACACGTGATGATCTTAGCGCTAAACTCGATAAGATGTACGATGCTTCTTGCTCTCAGCATACCGCATTAAACGACAAAATCGAATCTATTGAAAAAATAAAAGATAAATGGACTTATATGGCATGGGGTGGGTTAGCCGTAATTGGCTTCCTATCTGGCCATATTGATAAAATAGCTCATCTTTTTAATTGACCTTATAGCCTAGCTATATTATAATAAGGCTCTCCTGGAGCCTTTTTATGTCTTTATTCGTTGATCTTAAATATCTTAAACTAATCAGTAATCGTTTACCGTTGTTCAAACAAAAGAATGACCGTTTATATAATTGCCGATGTGTTATCTGCGGTGATTCTTCAGTTAAGAAGAATAAAACCCGCGGCTACTTCTATGCAGTAAAAAATGAATTGTTTTACAAGTGTCACAACTGTAATGTTTCAATGCATTTTGGTACATTCTTAAAACAATTAGATTCATTGCAGTACAGTCAATATGTCTTAGAGCGTTATAGCGAAGGCATGCCAATGAATAAGCCTCATCAAAAAGCCGAGCCTGCATTTAAAATGGCAGCCCCTGTATTTGAAAAGAAAAACATTCTTGATGAGTTGCTTAATCGTTTAGATAAATTACCGGATGATAATGAAGCAGTTAAATTTTGCCTTGATAGAAAAATCCCAAGAGAAAAGTTTGATGGATTATATTATATCGATGACATTAGAAAGATCGAGCAATTATCTGACAAGTATAAAGGTACATTAAAGACCGATGAACCAAGACTTGTTATTCCTTTTTATGATGCTGAAGGCGTATTAACCGGTGTTACTTGTAGAGCATTGCGTGGCGAATCATTGCGCTATGTTACTATTAAGATATCGGAAGACCGACCATTTATATTTGGTCTTGATAAAGTTAATCGTAATAAAAAGATATATGTGGTTGAAGGCCCTATTGATAGTTTGTTCATTGATAATTGTATTGCTGTTGCAGGTACAGCATTTGGTAAACTTGATACTTTAGGCATACCAAAAGACAAGTTGGTTGTTATATTTGACAATCAACCTAGAAATAAAGAAGTCTCAAAAATTATAGACAAAGCGGTAAATAGCAATTATAATGTTGTTATCTGGCCACAAACTCTACAAGAAAAAGATATTAATGATATGATACTAGCGGATAAAGACCCAGCAAAGATTATTTCCAAGAACATATATAATGGTCTAGAAGCAAAAATGAAATTTACTGCATGGAAAAGGTGTTAGCATGAAGGTGAAATTAATTAGTTACAGCAAACCCACACGCGAATTGGTGTCGGATGGATTGTATGATGTACAGGACCTAGTAGCGTTTTGTGCGAGAGTTTCAAATCCCGCAAATCAATATAACACAGAAACATCCGAGAAGTTGATTAAGTATTTGATTAAGCATCAGCACTGGTCACCGCTTGAAATGGTTTCTGTTTGTGTTGAGATTGAAACAACAAGAGATATTGCCAGGCAAATTCTTCGTCATAGAAGTTTTTCATTTCAAGAGTTTAGTCAACGATATGCGGATCCTACACAGGATTTAGATTTTGTTATTCGTGACGCACGCTTACAAGATACAAAGAATCGTCAAAATTCTGTTGATATAGATTTGCAAAATGATGAACAACGACAAATTGCTTATCAGTGGCAGAATCTACAACGAGATCTAATTAATAAGACTCGAGACGTGTATACTTGGGCTGTTTCTAAAGGCATTGCCAAAGAACAAGCAAGAGCAGTGCTGCCTGAGGGATTGACAGTAAGTAGACTCTATATGAATGGAACCTTAAGAAGTTACATCCACTATATAATGCTAAGAGCCGGCAATGGAACTCAGAAAGAACATGCTGAGATTGCTCTGGCTTGTGCTGAAGTTATTGCGGAAATATTCCCAATGACTAAAGACTTGATAAATGAACCCAAGTGATAATTACAAACTTCCCAAATAAAAATGTGGTATCTATCTCTATTACCTAATGCTTTCTTTCATGCTATTGTTATAGCAGGATTGCTTGCTGTTCTTGGCAGTATGGTATTAAAGAAGATTCCATTTGTGGATAAGTATTATATCCCAATGAGAATAATTGGATTTGTAGTATTCACATTTGGTATTTACTTTGAAGGCGGGCTTGCCAATGAAGAGCAATGGGTCGCCAAGGTAAAAGAAATGGAAGCAAAAGTTGCTGCAGCTGAAGTTGCGGGCAAAAAAGAAACTATTAAGATTCAACAAAAGGTTGTAGTACAAGAAAAAGTTATTCGTGAAAAAGGCGAAGACATTGTGAGATATATAGATCGAGAAATAGTTAAGTATGATAATTCTTGCATCATACCTAAAGAAGTAATCGATACTCACAACAAAGCGGCGAAAAGAGAATGAGATACCTATTACTATTATTGTTACTAACAGGATGCAAGGCAGTGCCAGTTGTTGCCAAATTTCCTGAAGCACCGGAAGCAATCATGGTTAAGTGCCCTGACCTAGCACAATTAAAAGATGACGCAAAATTGAGTGATGTTGCAAAGACTGTCACATTAAATTATACCACATACTACGAATGTGGAGTGAAATTGGATGCGTGGATTGAATGGTATCAGATACAAAAGAAAATATTCGAAACAGTAAAATAAAAATTGGAGTAAAGATGACGCAAGAAATTGTGCATGGGATTAAAGTCGATTATACTAGAGATAGTCTATTCGACGAGTTAGGTATTAAGAGATTAAAAGAAAGCTACATGAAAGAGGATGAAGTGTCTCCTCAGGAAAGGTTTGCCTATGTTTCCAAGACGTTCGGGACTAATGTAAAACATTCGCAAAGGTTGTATGAATATAGCAGTAGACATTGGTTGTCATATTCTACTCCTATTCTCAGCTTTGGGCGTAGTAAGCGTGGCCTTCCTATATCATGTTTTCTACCTTATCTACATGATAGTGCAGAAGGGTTGGTCGATTGTTTGGCCGAAGTAAACTGGTTGTCCATGATGGGCGGAGGAGTTGGAATTGGAATTGGCATTCGATCTTCAGATGATAAAAGCGTTGGGGTTATGCCTCATCTTCGTACTTATGACGCTAGTAGTTTGGCATACAGACAGGGGCGGACAAGGCGGGGGTCTTATGCTGCTTATCTTGATATATCTCATCCCGATATTCTTATCTTTTTAGAGATGAGAAAGCCAACGGGCGATCCCAATATGCGTTGTTTGAATTTGCATCACGGTATCAATATCACCGATGACTTTATGCACCTAATCGAGCGTGCTATGATTGATCCTGAGATGGATGATACTTGGGAATTGAAAGATCCACATAACGGCGAAGTCAAAGATAAAATATCAGCAAGAGAATTGTGGCAACGTATTTTAGATATGCGCATGCAAACGGGCGAGCCTTATTTACATTTTATTGACAGTAGCAATAGAGCTATGCCGGAGTTCCAAAAGAAGTTGGGACTGAGTATTAAACAATCTAATTTGTGCAGTGAAATTATTTTACCAACGGATAAAGATCGTACTGCGGTATGTTGCTTATCTTCTTTGAACTTGGAGTATTATGATGATTGGAAAGATGACAAACTTTTTCTTCGGGACGTTGCGGAGATGCTCGATAACGTCTTGCAGTATTTCATTGATAATGCTCCTGACAGCATATCGCGCGCACGATTTAGCGCTAGCCGCGAACGGTCTATTGGTATTGGTGCTCTCGGTTGGCATGCTCTTTTACAAAAGAACAACCTCCCGTGGGAATCAGCATCGGCAACCGGATTGAACCATAAGATATTTGGACACATTCGTAAGGAACTAGATAATGCTAACATTCAGTTGGGTAAAGAACGAGGTGAAGCACCTGATGCGACAGGTACTGGACGCCGCTTCTCTCATATGCTTGCTATTGCTCCAAACGCTTCTTCTTCTATTATTATGGGTAATACTTCCCCTTCTATTGAGCCGCTTCGTGCGAACGCATATAGACAAGATACTTTATCGGGATCAATGCTCAACAAAAATAAATGGTTGAATAGAGTTATTGAAAAACATCTTTCAGGCGAAGGTGATATAGTTAATCAAGATGATTACAATGAAATTTGGTCAAGCATTATTGCCAATGATGGTTCGGTGCAACACCTTACCTGGATGGATGATTGGACCAAAGATGTATTTAAAACATCTATGGAAATTGACCAGCGTTGGGTAGTACAACATTCTGCAGACAGACAGCAATATATAGATCAAGCACAATCTGTTAATCTATTCTTTAGACCAGATAGCAATATTAAATATATTCATGCGGTTCACTTTCAAGCATGGAAACAAGGCCTAAAGACATTGTACTATTGCCGTAGTGAAAAGATTGGTAAAGCAGATAAGATATCAAAGAAAATAGAGCGACAAGTCATGGAAGAGATTGACTTGAAAGCATTAGCAACCGAAGACATTTGTTTAGCGTGTGAAGGATAAAAATGAAAAAAGTAATAAGATTTACAGCATCATGGTGCCAACCATGTAAAGCAATGGCCAGTATACTTGAAGAAGTTAATACTACTATGAATATTCCTATTGAAGTGGTGGACATTGATGTGCATCAAGAAGTTGCAATTGAATTTGGAATTAGAAGTGTACCTACACTTGTTAAGATAGATGAAAATGGCAATGTTGCTGGTAGACTAGTAGGCGTTAGAGCAAAAAATTTAGTAGAAGAGTTCCTCAATGATTAAAAAAACAAAATCGAATCTTACAGATACCCGAGATTCATTTAAGCCATTTAATTATCCATGGGCATATGATGCATGGTTGAAGCATGAGCAATCACATTGGCTTCATACTGAAGTACCAATGGTAGAAGATGTTAAGGATTGGAAAAAGAAACTAACTGCTGAAGAAAAACAATTTCTCACACACATCTTTAGATTTTTTACTCAAGGTGATATTGATGTTGCAGGTGGGTATGTTAATAACTACTTACCATACTTTCCACAGCCTGAAGTGCGAATGATGTTATTGGGCTTTGCGGCGCGTGAAGCTCTGCATATTGCAGCATATTCCCATTTAATTGAGACATTAGGATTGCCTGAGACAATGTATAATGAGTTCTTGGCTTATGAAGAAATGAAAGCCAAGCATGATTATGTCTTGGATATATCACAACAGAACTCTACAAAAGAAAACACAGCAAAACATATTGCTATTTTCTCGGCATTTACAGAAGGTATGCAGTTGTTTAGTTCTTTTATTATGTTGTTGAATTTTCCTCGTCATGGTAAAATGAAGGGCATGGGACAAATTGTTACTTGGTCTATTGTGGATGAGACTCAGCATTGTGAGGCCATGATCAAATTATTCAGAACATATATACAAGAGAATCCCGAAATTTGGAACGATGAACTCAAAGGTGAATTGTATACAATTGCTGAGCAAATGGTCTTACTCGAAGAACGCTTTATTGATTTGGCATTTGCCATGGGTCCTATGGAAAATTTAAATGCTGCAGATGTCAAACAGTATATCCGTTATATTACTGATCGTCGCCTTATTAGTCTTGGTCTTAAGGGAATCATGAAGGTTAAAAAGAATCCGCTACCTTGGGTTGAAGAAATGATTAATGCACCTATTCACACTAACTTCTTTGAGAATAGAGCAACCGATTATGCTAAGGCAGCACATACAGGTAACTGGGAAGATGTTTGGGCAAAACAAAAATGAAAACTTTTAAAGAACTATTATCGGAGGCATCTAAAAACGGATGCCCTATAGCTACTCAAAATTTAGACATCAATGTTAAGAATAGACAAATAGCTATAGATAAACATCATTATGGACCAGCTAATCCAGATGAACCAGGAGACTACTGGAAAGTTTCTGCTAAGCAATGGGGTATTAGTGAAAAAACGGCCAAGACTATGCAATGTGCTAATTGCGCTGCGTTCAATATAACTGACGCAATGTATAAATGTATAGAAGGCGGCATGGGTAAAGAGGCATATGAAGCAGAGAAAACTAGAGAATCTGCAGATTTAGGATATTGCAATTTACTACATTTTAAATGTGCGGGTACTAGAAGTTGTGAACTGTGGATAACAGGCGGACCTATTATAAAATAAAATGAATAGTAATAATGAAATAAGTTTCACATTAAAACGCAGAGAAATTTGCGACAAGTGTGAACATCTTACTACTATCATTGGTGCTAAGGTGTGCGATAAATGTGGATGCTCTATATGGGCAAAGACTATGATACCTGGAGCAAAATGCCCTGAAGGAAAATGGGATGAAAATTGAATTAACCAATAATTCTTTTAACACAAATGGTTATTGGTCTAAACCCATTGATAAAATATTATACACACCCACACCGGAAGATGTGGAACTGTTTGACCAAAATGGTTATGATCTAACTGAATTGGAAAGACATTATGCTTATAGTAATAGGCAAAAAGATAAAAAACATAGACCACATCGTTCAGCATTAAAAGAAGATTGGTTTACACAATATCCTAAGATAGAAGGTGCAGTTCTAAACCATAGTTTGTTATTTGAACGAAAAGGGTATGAAGGTGAAGCATTAGCTGAACTAACATATTGGGCAAAACAATTACCTTTAGTGCATAAAGTTATATCATTACGTCCAAAATGGGGATTAGATTTCTCTATGGATTATGTTGATAGGCACGGCAATTGCTTTGAAGTATTACATTGGGAATATGATGGGTTTGATTGTGAAGAAGTGCAAGCCTGTAAATTGTTAGTACAAGCAGAGTTTGCAACTATAGATTGGGATAATGCTGCTAAAGAAATACTTAAGCATAAAGATGAATGGTATCATTTAGACTTTTTTGCTCAAAGTGATTGGAAATGTAAATACTTTGGTGTACCTAAGGAAAGATTTAAAATGGTGAGTTGGAAATGAGTAAATTTGATAATACGCATATGATTGTTGCTGAGGCGTATTCTACATTGTCATCGGCTAAACGATTAAAGGTTGGTGCTGTTGTTGAGAAAGATAACAGAATTATATCTATCGGTTATAACGGCACACCCAGGGGCTGGGATAATAATTGTGAGAATGAAGTATATGAAGAATCGCAATATATAATTGACGAAGGTGGTCCATGGCATACCATGGGAACATATAAGTATGAAACAAAGAAAGAAGTTATTCATGCTGAAATGAATGCTATTGGCAAGTTGGCACAATCAAATGAATCAGGTGCAGGGGCTACGATGTATATCACTCATGCACCTTGCTTTGAATGTGCTAAACTTATACATATAGCAGGGATTAAAAAAGTGTTTTATCGCAATCAATATAGAAGCGATGAAGGTATAGAATTTTTAAATAAGTGTAACATTGAAGTGGAGAAAATATGAGTGTAAACAAAAAAATTGGAATTACGTGTTCCACATTTGATCTGTTCCATGCAGGTCATGTGATTATGTTGGAAGAGGCAAAGCGTCAATGCGATTATCTAATTGCTGCGATTCAAATCGATCCCACAATAGATAGAAAATCTAAAAACAGACCTGTGCAGTCAATCATTGAGAGACAAATTCAGGTATCATCATGCAAGCATGTTGATGAGATTATAGTATATTCAACGGAGAAAGAGCTCGAGGATATCTTTATGGCATTGCCAATTGATGTAAGAATCTTAGGTGAAGAATATAAAGATACAGAATATACAGGCAAGGACATTTGCTTGAAAAGAGGAATAGAATTGTATTTCAATAAACGAGATCATTTCTTTAGTTCATCTGACCTGCGTCAACGAGTGTTTGATGCAGAAACTAAAAAGAGAGGATTATCATGGCAAGAAAACAACACCACGAATGTGTCGAATGTGATGGCGTCTTCAAGATAAATTTTGATCTTGACGAAGACTATTATAAAGTAGAGTTTTGTCCATTCTGCGGAGCACATATGGATGCAGACCAACAGGATGAGTACGAAGACGAAGACTTGTCCTAAGTGCAGCACAGAGCATACCAAACCAGGTAAGTTCTGTTCTCGCGCCTGTGCCAATTCCAGACAATGGAATGCGGAACAAAAGAAAGTCTTTTCAGAAAAGCAAGCGGCATACATGGCACGCGAAGAATCTGAAGAGCATAGATATAAGAAATCTATACAAACCCAAATGCTGCAACGAGCCGGCATCATGGGAACCGGCGGATTAGCTGAAGACGCCGAAGATATAATGACAAATCCCGACGATTACTTCTTTGTTCCACCTAGGGATGATGGTGATAACTTTTCAGACGGAAACGACTATTGGGAAACCGTATAAATACTAATTTAATATTGGTATTTAGATGTGGCTATATAACGGAAACCCTTTAGAACTTATTCCAGACGACGCGTATGGTTACGTGTACTTGATTACCAATACTGCCACGAATCGCAAGTATATAGGTAAAAAGTTGTTTTGGTTTCGCAGAACAAAGGTAGTTAAGGGTAAGAAGAAAAGATTAAAGGTTGAGTCAGATTGGAGGGATTATTGGTCTTCATCTGATGAAGTTAAAGCTGATGTTGAAACGCATGGTGCGGATAAGTTTATACGAGAGATACTGCATATATGCCCAAACAAAGGTTTGTGCAATTATTTAGAAGCAAGAGAACAAATGGATAGACGAGTTTTAGAAACAGAAGATTATTACAACGGCCAAGTGCAATGCCGCGTACATAAAACTCATATCAAGAATTTAAAGGTATAAGATGCGATTATCGGGATTAGAGTTATTGGGCGGAATGCAAATTATTACTACTCCGCCTCCTCCGACTCCGCCAGGTCAAGCTCAATTTACTACTGCAGGCACATTCAGTTGGACTGCCCCACCTGGAGTATATAGCGTCGCAGTTGTGGCGGTTGGTGGCGGGGGTGGCGGGTGTCGTTCTTCAAGTACTGCAGCAAGTGTGACCAATGGCGGCAATAGTTATTTTATAAGCCAAGTAACAGTGGCAGGATTAGGCGGTGGTCGAGGCGGAGCTTATAGTGGCGCAGTGGGTACTCTGCGTGCCGGTTATGGTTTTGGTGGTGGTTATGTAGGTGACGGTGGTGGCAATGGTGGTAATAGCTATAATGGGTCAGGTACTGATTTTTATGGTGGCGGTGGCGCTGGCGGATATTCAGGAAACGGTGGCGATGCGGGTAAAGGTACGGCCGCACCTACTGCTACTATTGCAGGTGGCGATGGCCAAGGCGGTGGAGGTGGTGGAGGTGTTTGGGGACCTGGAGGCGGTGTTGGCATCTTAGGTCAAGGCACAAGCGGTATAGGGTCGCCACTTGGTTCAGTAAATGGTAGCGGTTTTGCTAGAGGCGGATCAGGTGGTGGTAATGGTGTACAATATCCAAATGGTTCGGGTACTAATGGCGGGATTGGCGGTTTCTATGGTGGTGGTGGCTCAGGCACCTATACTATCAATGGCGGCGGCGGTGGCCTTGGTTGGAAAAATAATATTGAAGTTGTGCCAGGTCAAAGTTATACTGTGGTAGTGGGTGCAGGTGGCGCAACAGATGGACCTAACTTCTCGGGCCCTGGTGGTACTGGAGCAGTAAGAATTATTTGGGGATCCGGTCGAGCATTCCCATCAACAAACACAGCAAACGTATAAGAAAGAATTAAAATGCAAATTACAAATGTTAACTTTGCTCTTGGTGGAATGAATGTGCAGACATGGGATCCTCCGGTTCCTGTACCAGAATTTTACTTGTGGTCATGGGGTAGAAATAGCTATGGCAGATTGGGTTTAGGTAATACTACAGATATATCTAGTCCAGTACAGGTTGGTGCTTTAGGTACATGGTCAACAGTTTTTGCTGGTAGCCAGCACACCATGGCAGTCAAAACAGATGGTACCTTGTGGTCATGGGGTTCAGGCGGAAACGGCCAATTAGGTTTAGGTAATACTACAGATATATCTAGTCCAGTACAGGTTGGTGCCCTAACAACTTGGTCAAGTATTGCTGGAGGCACTTATCATAGCATGGCTATTAAAACAGATGGCACCATGTGGTCATGGGGTAATGGTAGCAGCGGTAAATTAGGTCTAGGAAATACTACAAATATATCTAGTCCAGTACAGGTTGGTGCATTAACCACATGGTCAAAAATTGATGCAGGTTTTCAATACAGCATGGCCGTCAAAACAGATGGTACTATGTGGTCGTGGGGATATAATGCACAGGGACAACTGGGTCTAGGAAATACTACAAATATATCTAGTCCAGTACAGATTGGTGCTTTAACTACTTGGTTACGAATTTCTGCAGGTTATAATCACAGCTTGGCCATCAAAACCGATGGTACCATGTGGTCGTGGGGTATGAATCCACATGGGCAATTAGGATTAGGCAATCTAACATATAGATCTAGTCCTGTACAGGTTGGTGCCCTAACAACTTGGTTAACAATTGCTTCAGGTAGTTATCATAGCATGGCCATTAAAACAGATGGTACCATGTGGGGATTGGGTGGTCGCAATTCAAATGGGCAATTAGGATTAGGCAATACCACAAACTATTCAAGCCCAAAACAGGTTGGCGCATTAACTAATTGGTTAAATATTGCTTCAGGTAGTTATCACAACATGGCTATTAAAACAGATGGAACCATGTGGGCGTGGGGTAACAGCAGCTCCGGTCGATTAGGTATAGGTAATAGCGCAACTGTATATGTATCTAGTCCAGTACAGGTTGGCGCTTTAACAACTTGGTCAACGGTTGATGCAGGTGGTCAACACACCATGGCCATCAGTGATTAATATCATATGACAATACAACAACTACTTGAATGCATATTTTATGCGTGGATAATTTGGAATGCAATTGGCTTTATTAGAGCGGTAACTAATAAAGACATGCAACAATATAAAATGATTACTCCTCCCAGTGAACAGGAAAAGTATATAGAATGCCGAGTTGAGCATCACGGAGATCAAGTATACTTATGGACTCTGAACCCTGAAGCATTTTTAATTCAAGGCAAGTCTTTAGATGAGATACAAAAGGCATTGCTAAAGATAATGCCCAACACGACTCTGGTAATAACAGAATCAGATCGAGAGTTAGAAGGCCTAAACTCTGTGTAAGTTATAAAGTATCTGCACTGCGACAGCAGCTGTGGATACTGCCACGATTAAAACGTAATAAATTGTGTGTTTCATTTTTAATTATCCCAAGTGACATGATCCGCAACCGGAGATATCAGTTTCATTATTTGTTCGTATTCAAGTTTATTTTTATTCACATCATAACTGTAAGGTACTTTGATGCAAATGAGAATATAATGTTTCATTTTATTTGTGATGCGAATAGACATCTGTTCTAGTATTGTGTCAGCGGGCGTTCCGTGTGCCAATGCTTGCATGGCATAACCGAATTCAAATTGTCTGACTCTTTCAGACCATTGTTCAAATGTCTCTCCGTCTTTGATTTTCATTTAAATAATGACAAAGATGCGAGCTTCGATTCCAAATAAGCAATCTGTGTTACTATGGCATCGAATGATGCACAGGTGCTAGATGAACCTGGCACACCCACAGTATGTTGTAATAATACTTCAGCGTCAATTCGTAACTGTTCAATATCTGCGGTGTATCGTGCTGCGGTTGCATCGATGATTTGATTTCTAAAACTCATTATTTGTTCTTTCGTGTTTGATGTCGATATTCTCTTTTTATCCACCATTTATATTTTTCCCAATATTCTTGAATAGTTATTTGTTCTTCTTTGTGTAGGAATCTTTCTTCTAGATTTTCATGCCATAATCTAAAAACCCACAATCTAAATTTAGAATCTTTATACATAATCTTCATACATTATTTTAGCACCATCCTCACCCAATTCATTTACAAATATCTCATGAGTACGTTGCATCATAGCACATGCCATCATTAGTATATCTTCTCTATTATCGCACATCAAAATCTGTTGTTCTACAGGAGCCATTAATTCTTCCATGCGTTGTTTTGTTGTGTCGTTATTGTTCATACCAACTCCTCAAGAATGCCCAATAGTTCTGCAGTAATTAACAATAGACCGGCAATAACAAAATCACCCGTGATTAAGTATGCACCTGCTATAATTCGCATTCCACTTTTAATCAAACTGATATAAAAATGACCTTTACTTATGTCTTTTGGCTGAATATCCATGTAGAATCCCTATATTGTAGATAATATTACCTCGATTATATATTCTTTTTGATCTCCTGTCAAGCACTTTTTTAGCAGAAATTCGAATCTTTTTGACTAAAAACGCTTGACAAACTGTGCAAATGCACATATAATTATGACATGATGAAAAGTAAATTTGTGCAAATCAAAAGAACCCATAAAGCCAAAAGGGTCTTTGCTTGTGCAAATGTGCAAAAGCAATTATAATAGATATATAGCAAACAAAAACAGGAGTTAGTATGCGTGTAAAAGTAATTTTCAACAAAGCAAAGAATCGTTTCGAAGGTTTTGTTGATGGCAAAATGGTCTCAAGATCACGTCACGAATCTTATGTGCGCGACCAGATTGCTAAATTAGGTTTGCAAGTAGAACCAGTAAGCGGTACTGTAAATACCCAGCCCAAGGTTGACGAATTTGGTATCAACAAGCGTTTTGACTTTGTTGCACAAATGGTCTCAATGGTTGCTAAAAAGACTATCGCATCGGCAATTATCACAGGCCAAGGTGGCTTGGGTAAGACACATACTGTTTTGAAATCACTCAAAGCACAGAACTTGATTGACACCACAGACTTAGCACAGTTCGAAGAAGGTGCTCGCATTAATAGTGAAAAGAGTTTTCGCATTGTAAAAGGTTACAGTACTGCTAAAGGTCTGTATCGCACATTGTTCGAAGGCAATGGTCAAGTATTAGTATTTGATGACTGCGATAGCGTGCTCAAAGACCCAGTTGCTCTTAACTTGCTCAAGGGTGCACTTGACTCATACGGCGAACGCTGGATCAACTGGAATGCAGATATGAAAGATGACGATCTGCCCCGCAGTTTCAAGTTTACAGGTAGCATTGTGTTTATCTCGAACATGGATCTTGATCGTGTAGACCAAGCTGTTAAGAGTCGTGCAATGTGCGTTGACTTGAGCATGACACAAGCACAAAAGATTGAGCGCATGGAAGTGTTGATTGGCGATTCAGAGTTTATGCCAGAGTTTGCAACATCACATAAAGCTGACGCAATTGCATTCATCAAGACAATTGGCAACAGCATTGAGAACTTGAGTTTGCGTTCGTTAATCTCAACGACAAAGATTCGTGCAGAAGGTGGCGATTGGAAACAATTGGCTAAGTATGTATTGACACAAGGTGCTTAATATGACAGACCGAGATATGGGAAATTTAATGTTCTTATTGAAAGCAGACGATGAGACATTTAGACACTGGCTTGAAAATTGTAGTTTTGATGATATTGCATATGCAAATGAATTGATTACTGCATATAGAAAAGAGAAAATATATCTAGAAGAAGATGTCGATGATTTCTCTCTTGCTAAAGATGTTCTAAGTAAATTCACATTAGGTAATAAACTCAAGAATGGCTAGTCTAAAAGATCATTTTGAATCTATTAGATACTTTGGTAAATATCAATTAGGTGATAGAGTTACTGGAGTGTACAAAGGTGTTAGGTGGGTAGGCTCTGTGGGTAATGACAGGGTTATCAACGAACAACAAGGCCCCACAGTAACTATTCATCTTGATTTACCTTTCAAGATCGAAGACGAAATATACAAGCATATACTTATTGTCAAACCCAAAGATATTAAAAGATTAACCAATTATGACGTATAATAGAGAATTAGTATTAAACACTAAAGATTGTGTTTATCATCCTAAAGCCAAACGATTAACTATCTCTACAGAGAAAATAGCTGGCTCGATTATCTTTCCTAATACAGTATATGTCAAATCACATCATACTAATAATCAGATAACATTTAAACCTATTAAAGAAACTCATAATGATTTTGACCAAGATCAATGGGATGGTGAACAGCAAATATATGAACCAATATATACTGGAGTTAAAGTTAATGTTAAAACTCTGGTAATATATCGAGGTGAATAATCGGTTTGCATTATAACATCGTTCAAGTGTTCTGTCAAGCGTTTTATAGTACCCATACAAATTGCTCGGGAATGCTTGACAGGTTGTCCAAAATGTGCTATAATTGAGGCATAGTAAGAAGGAAATATATGAAATTAGTTATATCAACTCAAGTATACGAAAATTATGGTGCTCACGATTGGGATGGTACTGGCGAGTGTCCTCAATACTGGAAAGCCAAAGGCGGTAGCGATTACGCTATTAAGAACTTCAAAGGTGGCGATGAAGAGGCTGTCAAAGCAATCTTTTGTTTACGTCCAAAGATTGAGAGTGACGACGAGTTCTATCGTGAGTATATCCTAAGCTGGAACATTGTCGGCGACGACTATTTGACAGAGTTCGAGCAGTCACAGCTTGACTACGAAGGCAAGATTCGTTTCCCCGTCAAGGAGTTGGCATGGTAATGAATATTTTATTAGGAATGTGTATTGGTGTTTGTTTGGGTCTAGCAATACATCTTTTTTATATTGACTAAGGAATTATAATGCGTACAAAGACATTGGTTGACGGTTTAAAGAATTCACAAAAGATCCGAGTCATTATAGATGGCTTTGGAATCTATACTACGGTCGGAAATATATTCAATGTATATGCTCATCACAGCTTGAAGCAGGCAGCATGGGATGGGTTGTTGCGTTTGAGTAGCGATCGCTATTTTGCTGAAAGAGCAAACAAAGAATTACCAACGATGGTTAGCATAAAGAGTATGAATACTACTCAGATTGCTAAGCAAGTACAAATTGATTTGATTTAAGGAATAGATATGCCTAATTGGTGCAGTAATACAGTTCGCCTCACTCATGAAGACCCCGCTATGATTATTCGAGCGCGCGACGCTTTGACAAATGGTACATTCTTTAATGAGTTTGTTCCAGTACCGAAAGGATTATCCGAATCAATTGCATCGTCAGAAACAGACGAAAAATTGACAAAGTCAAACATCGAGAAGTTTGGTTACGCATCCTGGTATGATTTTTGCGTAAATGAATGGGGAACGAAATGGGATACAGAATGCCATAGCGTTGATACCTATGAAGAATACCCAGATACGCTTGAGGCAGTATTTGATACAGCATGGGCACCACCTGTTCCGTTTTATGAAAAGCTAGAACGTATGGGTTTTCAGGTTGAGGCAAAATACTATGAGTCCGGTATGTGCTTTGCTGGAATGTATTCTAATGGTTCAGACGATTACTATGAACTCGGCACAATGTCAGCAGAAGATGTCGAGCGCACTATTCCCGAAGAGCTAGATGCCGAGTTTGGTATCAGCGATAATATGTATCAGTATGAAAAAGATAATATCGAGGAGTGATTTGATATGGAAAAAGTAATTAGAGACGGCAGAGTTGCTGTACTGGTATCGCCGGGTTTCGGTGCAGGTTGGTCTACTTGGAATAGAGATGTGCCAGAATTGCTATTTGACCCAGCTATTGTTCAAATGGTTGGCGATGGTACAAGGCCTGATACAATTGAATTGTATTGCGAGGCCAAGTATCCCAATCAGTATTTTGGCGGAGCTAGCGATCTCACAGTAGTGTGGGTACCAGTCGGTACAGAATTTATAATAGATGAGTATGATGGTGCAGAATCTATCATATTCAAAGACCAAGAAAAATGGATAACAGCATGAATGAAAATATAAAAAGAATAATGGAAAAGGCAGACATGCCTATGTGGCAAGATGAGCCATGGGGACCTGGGCCAGGACATGTGGACTGGCAAGGAGTTGACAATAAATGCTTTGATGCCTTTTTGCATCACTTGATTAATGAAGCGGTAGGTGTCGTTGCCAATGCCAGCACATCATCTGCATTCACGACATTTGATCAGGCGGTTGTTGTATCTGCGCTGGCTAATGCACGCAAAGATATCAAGGATTACTTTGGTGTCAAGTAGTGCATTTTAACATCTTTTAAGTGTTTTGTCAATACCCCAGAAGTCTGAAGGGTTATTGCTTGTCCTTTTAGCCAAAATGTGCTATAATTAGGGCATGAGAAAGAAAAGATCAGACAGACGTCATATCGTTTACATGCTACAAAATGTAGCAACTGGAGATTTCTACATCGGAATTACTCAGGGTTTTCGCAAGCAGGACCTCAAAATCCGCGTACAAAAGCACATTAGACGGGCATTGACTGAGCACAAGTCCTGGACGCTATGCGACGCTATCAGGTCCTACGGGGTCTCAGCGTTTGTTGCACAAGAACTTGCGATCGTCAGAGGCAAAGCTCCAGCTCACGCTTTAGAACGCCAGTTAATTGGTGAGTACTCACCAACATTGAACTCGCAGTAACCCTAGTTTCCAAAGGGTTTTTGCTTGACAGGTTGTCCAAATTGTGCTATAATTAAGACATGAAAAAGGAAAACAAAATGACAGTATACATTTTACAAGCACAGGGTCTAGGTGATAACGAATTTGCATTTTACAACACTGGCGTTTATAGCACACTGGAATTTGCACAAAATGCAGAACAGAATCTAATTCGTGAGTCGCATGACGACGGGCTTACTGATATCGCAACTAACATAGAAATGCTGGAATTGGATTGCTAAAATGAGAGACGATAGAAAAGATTACGTAGTTAAAGAGACCTGGCAAGATGGTTCTGAGACTTATTTTATTTCCAGAGAGCATCAGCCAGAAGATGCTATTCACAGAGTGAACGTACGCTGGGATTCTATGGCACACGTATTCGGAGCACACGGCACCGTTATTACAAGACCAACAGCATTTGAGATATATAACGCAACAGTAGAAGATATGCCTCATTACTGGCACCCAGCATCAAGCATCAGTTCGCTTGTCAAACGTGTTTATCTTTTAGACGAAATGGAACATTATGGTTAATAATATAGTTGTACCAGAATTTGGAATGTTCACCGAAAAAGGTGATTACGAAGTATATCGCATTGTTGATTTAGCTAAAAGAGCCAATCTGACCTGGTCACAAGTAAAGGGATTATTAGAGCAATTGGCTAATGATTTAGGCTTCGAAGAAGCGACAGATACAGTAGTTCGCGAACGAGTTTGGGAATGTCTATTTTATGAAAGCAGACCATAATATGAGCAAATACGAATTTTTAGAAATGTTAAACGACGAATATCCGCCGGTTAATCTAGCTGGCATTGAATACAGTTTTGGATATGCATTGAAAGAATTAGATCCAATTCGACTCGACGTAATGTACAATGATTATTGCTCAATGCTGGAAGAGGAAGAATATGAATCTTGATAATCTGATCGACGAATATGTCACAATATTAGATCGAGATCCTTTAGATCATTCGGAATCAACTGATGTTATTCTGCAAGAATTCGCGAATAAAGTAATTGAACTGACTCGTCACGATCTTGGTCAAAACAACTATTATAAGAAGCAACACAATCTGGGTATAGATTAAAATGATATTCTACGTTATTGCTATAATCTTTTCAGCATACGCAATATCCACGAACGACGTTTACTATTTGATTCTGTCATTGATCGCATGTTCTATGGCAATCCTCCTGGGTAAAGACTAAATGCCAGAATTAGCGTTTATTGTATTAATGATTCTGGTAATAGCAATCGTACTCACGGATAAAGGTCCACCATATGATTAAAAGAAAATTCGTAGTAGCGGGTAATATGCGGGAATATTATGCATTTCTCGATAAGCATAAAGATGATATTAACGTAATTTATCTATATGTCAACTCCACAAGAGATCTAAAAGGAATGCGGAATATAGAAGGATATTTTACTGGTACTTATAACGAGAGATCTGATATAGAAACGATTAAAGAAGTTATAAGAATGAGCAAGAATAAAACTAATACGGAATATACTGCAGAACCAGTACAATCATTAGATAATAATCACGTAATAGATTATAGATGGAAAGCATTGGAAACGACCGTAGATAATGCACATAATCTTCAGCAATTGGCAGATAATAGCATGATAGATTCTATGCGAGATAGAGATTAATCTCGCTCGATAAACTCTCGAAAAGACATATAATCTTCGTTGAATTTGCGTTTATGTTTCTTAAAACCCTGAGGAGCATGATCTTTGCGATAAGTCTTGTCATCAGCGTTAACAACCCACGATTTACCTTTAATCGGATCATAATGACCACGGGCATTACTTATACGATTCTTAGCGTCATTATCGTGTTTCTTCCCAGAATGATTTGATTTCTGCCCGGATAATGATTTTGATATTTTCTTTTTAGTTTCAGGAGATTGACGCGTTCCACGATGAGCGGAAGCAATCGCGGCTTTATGTAGACCGGACATTTTCTCTTGAATATCATCGTTATTATCGTTATTATACATCTATTAACCTAATCTAATACATTCGGGATATAGTATTTATAGTACAATAGACTCATTAAGATACGAAAAGATAAACCCAGCGACTGCGTCTCGATAACGAACTCTATATAGAGCGGCTAAATCGGGGGATAACCTGTGTATAACTATGCTATAATAGAGAATAAATCGACGATAAATCGAGCCTATTTATAAATGCTATTTAATGCTGTAGATGATTGAATACGATCAGATAATACTTAATAATAATCGTTTTAATTAAATCATTATTAAAATCTATTATTAGAACATAATCAACATAATCAACAACTCCGATTATCTCTATTATCTACGCTGATTATCGGATAATCCTTTTACTGATTATCGCATTATGTCTGTTCTGAGATTGCAGATTTTTAACGCAACCTACGCAGTCGGACAAACCTTATTATAGCACAAAACGCATCGCCTGTCAACCGAAGACCATACGACCCTTGTGGAAAAAGGGTTTTTGCTTGACAAGTTGTCCAAAATGTGCTATAATAAGCATATAACAAAAAAAGGAAATAAATGAAAGTATTAAAAGTTACTTATAATAGCAAAAAAGATGAAACTACAATAATGTTTACTGAAGCGTTTAATAATGCATGTGGTATGCAAAAATTACAAATAATTGAAGATTTACTCGAAGCAATTAATAAACAACATGAACCATTATGTGTTTGGACCCCCGTTAATCCAGAAACTGGTTTAATCGATAATGTTTAATTAAATAATAAAAAGGAAAATATAAAATGACAAATAAAGAGAATGTTATTAGTTTGCTATTATCAGATCATAATAGTTACTTAGATGGTAAAATGGAATATGCTATTAATAGTTTTACTAAGACAGGCGATTATCAGATGTTGCATATGCGCATTTTACATAATGATACTGTAGTCAGAGAGAGTTTTTATAATACATTATGTTATATTGAAACTAATGATTTAGTACCCGATTATATGTTCGCGTGCATTTAAGGAGTTTATATAATGACAGTTACACAAGAAAATACTAAAAACGACATTATCAGCAAATTAAATCACATAATCGAGCAAATTAATGAGGAAATGAATTCAGCGTGCGAAGATAATGCAATATATTATGATGACGCTATATACGCGATTCAGTCAGCAGTGGATTTATTAGAAACTGCTAATTGCTAATATAATATAACGGCCTATAGTGGCCGATTATTTTTGACTATAATTACTTTAATAATAGCCAGCTCCGCCGTCCACCCCCTACTGTTCGAATGCTTTTATTATAGCACATTTTGATTGAGGTGTCAAGCAAAGACCCTTTCAGCATCCTGGATACTTTGTATTGCTTGACAAGTTGTCCAAAATGTGCTATAATTGAAGCATGAAAAAGGAAAACAAAATGCAAAAAGAAATTACCGTAAAAGTCGAGCTAAATGCTCAACAAATCGCTCTTCTGCTTCAGATTCTAGACGAACAAATCTCAATCGGAAATGTTGAAGCTTCAGAAAGACCTTTAGCTTTCGGAGTCTTAGAAATTCTGGAAACAGCTGAAAATACAGCTTACTCACATCTTCATTATTTTTCTTAATAAGGAACCATTATGTCTATTCAATACGGTACATTATCAGAATTTGATATCATTGCTAAATATACAAAAGAATCAGGTTTAGGAACCGATTTAATTGCTGGTCTAAAATCAATAAAAGAAAATTGGGATGACCTAGACGAGGATATTACAGACGCCTATGACGAAGTCGTTTATCAATTATCTATATTCACCAAAGAAGCTGAGTATCTTGTCTAATTAAGAAATCAATACCCCTTCAGAGATCTGGGGTATTGCTTGACAAGTTATCCAAAATGTGCTATAATAGACACATAGTAAGAAAAAGGTTGTTGAAGTAAAGAGCATTTAAGCCCGCTTGAGGAACAGCGGTAAAGCCCCAGAGCACTAGGGCACTTAGATGGGGCAACGGTTAATCTATATAAGGACCTAGTATGAAAATAGAAACAGCAATCAAGCATTTGGAATCAGATGCAGATTTCTTGGGAATGGAGTTTTTCGACTTCGTGGCTTTTGTCAAAGCAAATCCCATGGCACAGACAGCAAAGACCATTGAGGCTTATGCAGTATTCGCAATCGAAAGTAAAAAAGCATGGAACAAAGTAACATGAATAAAGATCTAAGAGAACTAGCACCAGTACCGAAAGAAGTCGCCCGCGAGATGCAAGAAGATGCAGTCGCAAGGTTCCTAGCTCAGGGCGGTAGCGTTCAAGAACTCAAAGGCCGTAAGAACCCAAAACCGGTTTCAGCCAAAGGCAAATCAAACTCTGGCATGAAGCTCAGAGCGGATCCAACCGCCCGTTTCCCCTCAAAAAGCTATTGACAAGAATCCCATTCGGTGTTATAATACTCTATGTAGCAACACAGAAAGGTCTATACTATGAGAATGTTAACTGAAGCTGAATCCAATCTGATCAACACTACAGAATACACTGTAGATTGGTCTGATCAAATTGATACTGACGATCATTTGTCTGGAGCACAATGGGACTATGAGCGCGAACTCGAGCATCGCTTTGAAGTACTCGTTGCTGGCAAGTGGGATTCTCGAGATGATTTGGGTGGTCTCACAGTATTCTTCAAAGAGAATAAACTCGTGGCATTTTACGACTACGAACAGTATGCTGGCACTGTATTTTAATGTTTGCTGGCGCTAAGAAGTGAGAAAACGGCGTTATAAGTCTATGAAAACATTAGCTTTTTTACGCCGTTTTTCTAAAAACATGCTAAAAGATGCCGTCCGTAGGGGTAAATACCCTATTCCTACGTATGGTCTTTAAGAAAATGCTTGACAGGATCGCCATTTCGTGCTATAATTGAGGCATGAACAAAGGAACACAGATGATTAAAGAGCTAGCGATAGAAGTATCCCAAGCAGCGCTGTTTGTAGCAGTTGCATTCGGTCCGTTTTTCTACTACATTTTGACAAAGGTTTGAACATGACTATCAATTACAAAGCAATGGGTGAGATGATTACAAGCAACGAAAAATACAAGCGTGAGATCGCAATGT